GAAAAACTGACCTTTTTGTACTTGGGGCCAGGATACTGAGTCAACAGGTTGGCAGTTTTGAGATTGATAGGCTGGTTGTCAAAAAACACCGCCCAGATGCCTTCGGCCGCAAGTACCTGTTCTGTCTTGTAGGTCTGCTTGTTAGTGTGCTCAATCAGCACTTGTGGCTTGGGTCGACTCATTCATTAAACTCCTACATTTATTTATCTCAAAATATACGTAGTTTTAGAAGTCCTTGCCGGCCACTTCCACTGTGATCACTGACTCCTGTTGTAGTGCCTGAACTTGAGACTGTAAGTTAGTGACAACCAACAACAATTTGGTTATATCAGCATGCAGATCCTTGGCATCTCGCATGGGGATTAGGAAGTCTCGGGCATTGCGACTTTCATGTGCTTTGATGTTGTCAATAAACCGGTTTATGTGTAGACTCATTGCCGCTTCAAGAAAGGTTTCAAGTTGGGTGGTTCCCAACCCAGGGGCTTTAACACCTTGCCATCATCACGCTTGCGAACCTTGCCCGTTTCTCGGTCGATCTTGGCAAAGTTGGTCTTCATAACTTCTTTCCATGCACCTTCAGCATCAAAGCCTGCTGAATGAATAGCACCAATGGTCACAACCAAAATGTCAATCAACGCATCCAATGCTTCAACATCATCATTTGCAGCCAATGCGTCTAGCAGTTCTTTGTGTTCTTCTTCAATGAGATTGCAGTACATGTCGAACAGAGAACCCATTGGTCCATCAACTGATTGATCACATGCCCGCATAAATTTTTCTTGATCACGGAAGGGGTTCATTACGTGCCTCGTCTTCAGTATGGAAAGGACCTTGGTAAGCATAACGCTCCAGGGTAATAAGTTTAGGACTCTGTGAGACTGCCCAGGTCTTGCGTTGACGCACTTGATACCAGCCAGCCGCGAACCATGACTTTGACTTGCGTTTTTTGGTAAACAAAGGCAAGCCTTGTTGTACGTCCCAAACAGGATTGTACACTCGACCGCCCGACGGATAACCTTGTACTTGATAACTGGCCGGCTCCTTGTTGGGTTTGTTGCCAATGGCTTCAAACTCAATGTTCACTCGTTGCCGAATCATGTTGATGGTCTTGAAACTGGTGACCTTGTTGTCAATTTTCACAGTGTAACCATCGTCGGTGGCTTCTATGTTGCCGATCTTGCGATCGTCCTGTTTCAATATCCAAAACTGATTATCAACTACTGATTTGGCTATAATATTCATTCTAGTTCCTTTAGTTTATTTTTGGAATTTGTGCTAGTTGTTGCACAAAAAAATCGTATATGTTTTTTCCGATAGTCCATCTTGCTTGCTCTAGTTTTGACTGTAACGACTGGTAAACATCTTTGCTGTCTCGAATCAGATCTTTGTTGTGAGCAATCATTGTGCGTATGCGAGTCTGTTGATGGTCATCGGTCCACCCATGTATTTCTTCAAATTCTAAATTTATGTATGATGAAAAATCCACATCGTAAAACCGTTGCATATAACCCATTATTTTCCATCGTCCTGAAATCAAACACAATCTTCCTAACAGCAAAGGCCAAAGACTTTTTTCAGAAGTCATAAATGTTCCATAACAGGTTTCTGGATTTATAATCAACGGAATATTTCTATAATGTTTTTCTATCTGCAAAAAATTTTCAACATTGGCAGATGCCTGCACCCCGTTGATTTCAGAATTGGCTCTAATTTTTCCAAGCGGATGATTGAGTGTTGCGTAAGGTAGCAGATTTGCCTGTTGACAAAAATTTTGTGTATCTGCATCAACCAATGAGTAATCACTAACAGTAAGTTTACCAAATTGATGTAGTCCTGCATTTCCTAATTCTTTCACTAGATCAAGTTTGTGCTTTTCGTAACGATTTACCATACACAAAAAATTATAGTCGGAATCAAATTCATCGATTGACAAATTTTGATTGCATACCCGATAGTAACACAAACAATCATTGAGCAACCACCAAGGAATCTCAATTATATTTTGAATGCCTTGATCTCGGTATCTAAGCATACAAAAATCATCCAGTTGAGTAATTACATATACAGGGCTGGACTGATATTTTAACACACACTTGATAAAATTCGAATCAAACGAAATATACTCGTCCCAAATAAACAAACACACTGTTTTGTTACGATCTAATGCGGACATAATCTTGTTATCTAGCCAGACATAATCAGTGCGGGATTCCCATATCTCAGAATGAATTATTTCGATATCTGGGCGATGTTTATCTACTAGACCCAGTGTGTAAACACCAGCAATCAATGGATATTTTGTAATATCTAAATCATAGAAAGCAGGAAATTCACTGACCATCTAAGTGTCCTTTGTAAGTTTCGTTGAGCCAGCGAGCATATTGTTCTGCTGACTCTGAAAGTTTGTTCAACTCGTACTTGCCACAAAATTTCATAAATCTAACTCCTACCTGTCCCACGTCCTTGTGACTGACGTTTTCATGTATGGTCATGTCTACCTTGTGTTTGATCTCTGCAGGTTGTGCAGTGAGGTCAACCAAGATGCAATTGCGTTCGTAGTCATCCAACACACGATGTTCCGTTCCGTTGTGGTCGGACCAGCGTTGCAACATTAGATTGTTCCAAGAGTATCCTTTTTTATCTCGGTCGGCATAGGCTTCACGGAGACCAACTTTATTCTTTGTGCCTTTCTCACGTACTCCCGGATATGCACTGAATACGTTATCTGAGGAGTCACCACGCATACACTTCTCAAATAACAACCAGGCAGGATCCGGGATCGTTTTTGGCTGTTTAGTTTTTTTATCAATGACCTGTCGACCTTTAGCATCGAAGATTCCTTCCAGGGTATGAAGTTCGTCAGTTATACCATTGTACTGGCTGACATTAGGAGCAAGCAATTGTATGAAGTCTGTATCTGAACTGATGATGTAGTGTTCGTCCAGTGGGTGCAATGCAATCCAGCGAGCAATCACATCATCTGCTTCAGCCTCTGGGTGACGTATCACGCTACAGTTTGTGTTGTCACTCAAGTATTTAGTCAGGCTATCAAACGTCTCCCAGAACAACTGATCTTCTTCTTTCTCAGTTTCTGTCAAGGCCGCACGAGCCACAGCACGATTCTTCTTGTAAGGCTCGTAGTAGTCCTTGCGCCATGATCGACCTTCTAATGCAAATACCACGTGATCTGCGTTGAATTTGCGATGTACCTTGTTGATACTGCTCATCACAATGTGCAGAGCATAGCCTACTTTTTCCCAGGGGTCTGCGGCGCGAAAAGCCGAATGACGGGCACGAAAAAATGTGTTAGCAGTATCAATCAGCAAGTATCGCATGTTCAAACCAAGTTGTTGTGTTTGATGTAGTTTAACACATGTTCGGCCCAAAAGCAATGAGCAGCCTTACCAAAATGCCAGGAATCAGGGCGTACCGTGGCAAAATCATGATTTCTTAGCACACTATCGTAGGTATTGGCCGGATCATAAGGTGCCATGTAGTTCACACCCCAGTCGTGACGATTTTCCACACCTGAGAAATCCGAATTGCCATTAAAGAACACATGCCGAACATGATTGAGTTGGAGTTCGCGATGAAATTGCCAAATTTCGCTGTGTGCGTGTTGCCTGACTTCGGCCCAATCTACATCAGATACAAATCGACGATACCGATCTTGTAGATCAACAGGCACATCATCTATCCCTGACGCATTCACTTGATACCATGTGTTATCATGCAGCCACTCTTGTCGTTCCCAAGTGGACCATTGTATAACAACCAAGGTGTCTTTGAGACTGTCTTGTTGTTGTAGCCAGGCTCGTGTGGTACGCATGATCCGAGCATTACTACCTGCACTTTCTGCATCACAGTGCAAGATGGCTCTGAGATGGTTAGCCAGTTCGCAACCCCAACTCACACGCTCGTTGTCCGGATGTGGTCTACGTCCTAGGCCATAGTACAGGCCATCATCTTCAGCAAATGCATAAGGGTTTACTGCTTCGGCTGCCGCAGTATGGCTGTCACCATTGACGTATAAAATTGTCAAGAGACCTCTGTGCGTCCGCCACCGAGATCTGTAGTGCGAACATAAATGCCGGACTTCTTCATGGCTTCTTCTTGTTCCCATGTTTCCATCACCACATGGCGGCACACATTTTGGAACCAGCGATCCACAATTTCTCCGTCTGTGTCTTCTTTCTTGAGTTGGTACCCTGCACGAATAAGATTGAATATGAACTTGTCATTCCAGTCCAACTCAAATGCACCTTGATGCAAGTTCTCTGGATCAATATCCATGCTCAAGATTGCTACCCAAGGTTCGCCACGTTCGGTGGCCAGTTGCTTTTGAGTCTTGACGGGTTCCTTGAGTTTGGATTCGGTCTTGACTTTTGGTGCAGGCTCGGGCTTTTTCTTGAACCAATCACGTATTCCCATTAGGTTCCCCATTCTACTATTAAATTATATCCTGCATCTTTTATTTTATTTTCATACATAATTGTTTTCTCATATAAATCTTTCATTGGTATTTTAACTACAGGGTGAATCATTTCTGGATCAAAAGTT